TAGCCGGATGCATACACATCAAGAGGTGTTGCCGTTTGGTCATCCATGAACGAAGCTTGTGAGTTTTCAAATGATGAGAAATCCCAAACGTCTACGGTTGCTGTGTTTGCAAGACTGTCCAGCTCTGTACGTGTAACTGTAACACGATAACCAGGATCAGATGGAACAAAACCGTTAGAGGCGTTGTACTCGTTCAAAAACTGGTTCGCAAGGTTCTCAAGAACAAATGACGATTCCTGCATCTTTTGGTCCCAAATATCACGAAGGTCGTTGATGTTATCGTTCAAGTTAACGTTAGCACGAATCACATATGCAAGATCTCCAATACCGAGATATTGGTTTAGAGCAAACAGGCCGTATTCATTGCGTGTGTCGCCGTTTAGTTGGGCACCGTTTGTGTCTTCCAAGAATGCTGGAATACCATAAAGTTCTGTGCTTTGCTTGAGAGACGTAACAGTACGAATTACGTCATGTTCGTATGTGCCAGCAGCTGCCGAAACGCTATCAGGCTGCGTCTTTTCCGCCGCGGTTGCAACGAAGAGCAACGGTACCGTTCTTGCAACGGCAGGGATGAAGAAACTCTCATCTGTGACTGTTACGCTTACGCCGGGACTTACTAGATTAGCCATAATATACTCCTGCTATCAGTGTTGTTAGTTGCAGATATTTATGCCAGGGCATGTTTTTAACAGTGAAATTGTTCACCTCCTCATTAGCCCTGATTTTCGGCGATAACACGGGATTCTTACTCAAACCCCAAATCGGAATCGTCGAACCAAAGTTCGTACTGAATGCCTTGTTCGTCGAGCTGAGCGAGGATCTCATAATTCGAGACGTTGGTGTCATCAATCTTCCCAATTCTCACGAAAATCTTCTCTACAAAGTCCCTACGAACATCTGCTGGAGCGCTGATCCAAATGGGCATTGTAAACGATAAAGAACTTTGGATTATACGACGCTCCATCATAGAAGGGTAAATTGTGTCTATATTAATATCATCAAGTGTGACCTGTGTCAACCTTGTCCAGTCAAACGGACTGTCACTCTTCTGAATGTTCAATTGTGGATTGAACAGCATAAAGATCTGTTCAAGGATCTGAAAATGTTGTTCGGTGTTACTGACATACATTGCCAGCTCCATTGTTAGGTCATACGGAACAGGCATGTATTGGTGCACTACTTGGATATCGTCAGGAACCAATCCACCCACAGGAATATATGTGTTTCTACGTTCAGCTGTTTGACCGTGCATGCGTTCATTGGCCATCTTAATGCCTTTAATGTAGGCACTCATTACTGGCAGACGCATAGGTTTTGTCTGTGTGTTGTCTGCGAGAATTGAGGCGACAATACGGTCTTGATGGCCATAGTGAATTGGTACAGAGATAAGTCGTGGTTCAACGTCATTCATTTTGCCGACCATGACTTGCATGCCAGCAAAGATCGCCATGAATTGCAGCGTATAGTTGCGTACTTGATGGTCGTAATAATATGCGTTATCTTGAATTGCCATTACTCAATATCCTCCGCAGGTATGCTCGTTGGACTTGTCAAATATTCTTCCAATATAGCTTTCTGATTGGTGTATTGTTTGCGACGATCGGTCTCGAGATAAATCCAGCGGTCTTTAACTTCTGACCAACGGTACAGACGAGGCGGAACGTCCTTTGCCAATCCCGTATATATCAAGCGGTGATAATCACCGTTGCTTGGGCTTGTTGGGAACACTGGTGCTTCTGTGTAATCGTCATTATTTTGTGGCAGAGCGTCTTCAACGTACAGACCAGTTCTGTTAAAGTCGATGTGTGTGATGTGTGGAATGCCAGCTGCGACCGCTTGGTCAATCTCTGCGTTGGTAAACTCACGAATGACGTTTGATCCTTCCGAACCACGCTCTGGAACTTGTGTTTTTGCTTCCTGATCAATTGTCTGTTCGATTGTGCTGTAATCTTGATAGTTCGGATTATTACCATCATCATTGTCGAACAGTCCTGATTGATCAACATGCTTTGCCAAGTCACCAAAGATCTGTTGTGTTTCTTCGGATGCAATTGCTTGTCTCGCCGTGACGAGAAGCATCAGTGGTAACCAGCCTGGAGTATACGTGTCTGGATCCCATGTCACATCGGTTACTTCAAGGTATCGCTTACGTTTCTCTAACGTCGGCGTATATTGTGCTTCACTCGGGAGTTCAAAGAAATCTCCGATAACAATAGGACGTCCGATTGCTTCGATGGTTGCACTAAAGGGAAGCTTAATTCTGTATGTTCCTGAATCCATGACAGTGGCCATGAATCTCGATACTTCTAACTCTGGTGTAATGAGTGCGTAGAAGCCCTTCATTTCGATCCACGAGGTTGCATAATCACGGTTGCGGTTTTCCATCCAAATCTTGTCTTGGATGTTGTCTTGCGCAGTTGCCATATGGTTGATCAGTTCGAGTGCTTGTACGCCCCAGCTGTCACACGTACCGTTGGCAAACGCCATCGGACGCAAACGCCAGTACCGGTTTGGCACTGAATGTTTGAAACTGATGGTGTTCAGTTGATCGTTGTCAGGTAAATCGATAACGGCAACACCATACCAGCCCAAGCCATCTTCCGAGCGTTCAACTCGGACTTTTGACACACGATAGTTTGGATTGCTGGATTGTTTGAGGCGAATCGTTGTAATTTGGTGACGAATGCTTGCATCAATACCATAACGTTGGCGACCTGTATCAATCTTGACCACACCAAAGTTATATCCAATGTACGCAGAAGCGAGGACTGCAGTTGCGCCGGATTGCTTTGAACGCCATTCTGTCGTTAGTGTGGTAAAGGCATTTGAAGCGGGGAATCCCGTCCAATCTCCACCAGAGATTGCATTACCGTTGTTGGCAAGGTCAATTAGCGCTGTCTGTTCGGAAACACCGAGGAGCTTACGGACGTTGATTTTTGCACCAGCAATCTTCACTCCCTCATTGAGAATGTTGTCAGCGTAGCAGTTTAGTTTGTCCTGTTCGGTGATGTCCCAAGGACTACACGTTGACCAGTTTGAGTCTTCTGGACAGAATGCACCATTTGGTTGTTCAACGCATGACGTCATTATTTCAAACCCCTAAAACAAAAATACCCCGGAACTTTCGTACCGGGGTATTTATCGCGTTCAAAAAGAACAGGTTGATTACGCTTCTGGCGGATTTACTGCTGCGCCGATTGTTACATCGTCCGCAAAGTATACCCATGCTGCTCCATCCCAATAAACACGCGTTTCAACTGCGTCGCCTGCTGCTGCTGGCTTGTCTTCTCGTTCCATGATCATTGCTGATCCTGATGTAAAGATTGGACCAAAGCCTGTTGGGCTCTTCCAGTTAAGCAGAACTTCATTCCAGTTGTCATAAGTGATACCACCTTTTGTATCAGGGAACGATGCGTTTGTCACACCGTCGACTCCTGCTGAGTCGGCACCTGCAACTGGTGTTGATTGTGACAATGGTAGGAACGTTGTTGAGTCAGCTACATCAAGCGCTGCAAACAAATCGCCGCCGCCTGAAGCTGCTGTACCTACTGCAACTAGGATTGAAGATGCCAAGCCTGTTGTGCCACTTGTGAATACAAATGCATGAAGTACGTCATCAAATGTGCATGTACCACTTGACATTTCAGCTGCCATCAAAGCTGCAATGGCTGTATATGATTCACCACCACCAATGATAATTGATTCTGCAACGTTGCCGCCGCCATCAATGTTGATGTCAAAGTCATATGTTGCTGCACCAAGCGATGATGCTGTTGCACCAACAACTGTTGCGCTAGTATCAGTTACATTTTGATAACCAGCTGTCGTCGCTGGTGCAAGGACTGGACCAAATGCGGCAAGTGCTGTCAACAGTGGGTTAACTGCACCATCAATCAAAACAACTGATGATGAAATACCAACCAAGTCGCTTGTAATGCGTAGTGTCAATGGTGCACCTGTATCAAAACTTGCTGTTGCACCAAACCCTTGTGAGGATAAACCATTGTTGATTGCTTGTAGCAAGTGTGAGAAGGAAATCGTTGCTGAACCAAGCTGTGGAATATCAAGATCGATGAATAGTTCACCATCACCATCATCACCAAGTGTTGCAACACCGTCAACTTCAACGTTCAACTGATATACTGTTGTACGTGTCAAACCTGTTGCTGTTAGAGCTGTCGGCGTGCCCGTTGGAAAGGCTACTGCATCGGAACCACCCTGCCACGAAACGTTTGTGTTTGCTGTTGCTGCTGCAAGATACGCGTCAACAACAAAATCGACGTTGTCTTGCATAACCGAACCCATTTTGTCCCAACGCAAGAAGCGGTCGTTACCTTTGAAGCTCTGGTTGGAATTTACATTCCATCCAGCGCTACCGGATTGACCAAGAGATGCAAGTAGTGGGAATGCACCAGTGTCTGTCATTGTTACAAAGGACCCGGCGCCTACTGTTGCGCTTGTGATAACGAAAACGTCACCAACGAGTTCGATTGATTCACCATTGGTAAAATCGGCGGCGATTTCTGTCATTAGATCAGCCATTGTTTGAGCAGCTGAACCAACTACAGAAATGGTTGATGTGCCTCCATCGGACACAACGTCCATTGTGTAGGCTGTTGCGTCGTCAGCCAATCCTGTTGGCGTTGTGTCTGCGCCAGGATAGTTTGGGCCGAGTGATGCAACCGCATAACCTGCTGATTCTTCCAAAAGTAGTGCCATTTCCGTCGTACGATTCCAGTCGACGAGGGCTAGTGCAAAAGGTGCTGGTACTGTCATAGTAATTCTCCTAAAAAGTGTGTGTTTGAAATGCTGCTTTATTTATACTAACCCCTTCTTATCCGATGGTAAATTGCGTTCCCATACCGTAATCTTCGGGCTTGTCAACTTGATAATCTGCGATTTCTTGCTCCAACTTTACCTTCATTTCTGTGGCAGTTGTACGAAGATCTGCAGCATTCAGTGTAACTCCACCGCCGGCGCCAGGAAGCGTCGAGAACTTTCCTCGAATTTCGGCTAGAATCTCACGAGCTGTTGCTGCTGCAAAGCGTCGAATCCATGAGCGGCACCATCTGTCAACAATGATTTCTTGCTCAACACGTTCTGTTGAACACTCAATTAAGACCATAGGCTCATTGAATGCGAAGCGATGGTGCATCCATAGTTCGCGTGAGTGCTCATCCCATGTAAATGTGATACGAGCTGCAAACAGAATTTCCATCAGTTCGATGTATTCAGAAATGATGTGGTAGCTGAGCAAATCGAATGTGCCCATGTTGTACAAGTGTTGCAAAACGATCTGGCCGTATACACCAGCACCGTGAGCAGAACTCAAGAATGCTGACGTCAAGCGATAGACGCCTTGAACTTGGACAATTTTTTCCATACCTTGCACACGATTAGTAAGCAAGTAGCGTTGCGTTTCTGCATTAACACGCATGAAGAAGAATCCATGACGATAGCCGATACCGGACTTGCCACGAATCTCTTCAATTGCACGACTTACACAGAAGTCAAGTTGTTCTTGCGTTAGTTCAACGTCAATGACAGGATAGCCCAGTTCGTAACGAACTTCATTCATCAACCTGAAGCGTTCATCGTTTGATCCGTCTGTACCAATGCCCAACTCACTATAGGATGGTTGACCTGATACACCATCTGTTCCTGGATTTGGATTGACAAAGGAATATGGTACAAGCAGATTAGTAAAAAGAGTAATTTCCATCACACTAATGTATGACGTGCTACCTGTAGACGTATCCGTGAAGAGAAGGTTACCGTTGCAATCCAGTTCCACAGTGGCGATCGGCAGACCAGGAACCCACGTTGTACCGTTCCACATCATTAGTGTGTCGGTTGAAGAGTTGTACCACGGTGAGCCTTGTGTAGGTGTAAATGGTGTCGTTGAATAGGTGACGTTCACCCACTGTGCACCGTTCCAAATTTGTAATGAGTCGTTGGATGTGTTAAACCAGTATGAACCAGCAGTAAGCATTGATGGATCTTGTGTTGTTACAACAGGACTGATCGCAACCCACACACCTGCTGTCTTAACATACCAAACCGTTCCATCGTACCAAACAGTTCCGTTCGGAATAGTCAGCGTTGGATCTGTTGGCCAACTGATATATTCAACAAGGATGAAGCAGTTGTTCTGCCACACATAAAGGTTACCATCATCGGGATTGTACCACAGATCCCCGTCCGAAAGAGTAGGTGGTAACGTTGGATCTGTGTTGTTTTGATAGAACGTAGTAGCTATATCCCACTCGTTGTTTACGATATCCCAAACCTTCATAACGTCGAGGTTTGTATCCCACCACAAATCACAAGTGGCCCTGATTGTTGGATCTGTTAGAAACGAAATAACGTCTAACTGAACCCACATAGTGCCACTCCACTGGAATAGTTCCTGTGTTGCAGGATTGTACCAAAACTTACCTGGTGCTGGAGTCGTCGGAGCTGTTTCAGAAATTGCAACGTTTGCTTCAACGTTCCATCCTGGCGCTGGTATGTTCCATGTGTTCAGTACGAGATTGGTTTCATCAAACCAATATGTACCGTTTGGAAGATTGTTTGGATCTTCGTGATATTGAATTGCTGTCGTTAGCATCCACACATTTGTTGTGTCGTTCCAACGATATAAGAGGAAATCGTCTGAGTCATACCAGAACGATCCACAGGGAGCGGGAAGCTGTACAGATGGATCGTTTATGTTGATGTAGGTGGTCTGTTCGCACCACGTTGTACCATTCCACAAATAGCCCAGCGTGCCGTTAAACCAATATGTCTGGTCGCACACAGGTGCCATAGGATCGGTTGAAAATACAATAACAACGACATCGTCCCAGGAAGTACCATTCCAAAGTTTCAGTTCGTCTGCATCGGGATTGTACCAGTAAGTGCCAACAACGATAACAGACGGCGCAGTTGCTTGTACGATGACAGGTATTTCTACGTGTTCATAACCAGTCCACTGAAACAGTTGTTCAGTGCTTGCTTTCCAATACAAAGCATTTGCATTAGGTGGGAAAGGACCTTGTGGAGGATTTGTTATCAGTGCAAACTGTTCGTTGATCTCAACAACCAAATCAGCATATGTCGATGCTTCACAACCGTCAACTGTAATGGTGTATACATTTGGTGTGGGAACACAGGAGCCTTCGGGATATGGTGTACGAGGCGTTGGAACAATTCCAATCTGACAC